AAACGATCAGAGTTAACACTACTAAAGAATACAAAATATTTAAAAAAGATTCTATTGTGTCGATTCCTAAGACTTTTTATATGGATGGATTGAAAGACAATCCGGTTATCGAAGACGTTGACCTTGTAGGCGATACGACACTTACCAAAATGCTATATGAACGGCAGCTTTGCGGGCAGTATAACGCCGATAAAATGAAAGCCTTTGTGGACCTGGTAGAAAGTACAAATGATAGACTGATAGTTTTCTATAACTTTTGGGATGAATTAAGCGCTATGCAAGACATACTTCTTGATATTGATTTTGATTATTATAGTAATCGTTTTAGTGTAGTTAACGGTCAAGATAAGCATTTGCAAAATTATGAAAACAAAAGCAACTCAATAACTTTTATTCAGTATCAAGCCGGCGCAATGGGACTAAACTTACAAAAAGCAAACAAAATAATATACTTTACGCCGCCCATAAGCAGTGAGTTATTTGAGCAGTCAAAGAAACGTATTCACAGAATCGGACAAAAAAGCACTTGTTTCTATTATTACTTAACTTGTAAAGGCAGCATTGAAGAGCATATATACAAAAATCTTAAAATGCGTAAGGATTACACGGAGGATTTATTTGATTATGAGGAAGCTAATTAACATTGCATATCTATTAATTTTGATTATGTTATTAACACCGCTTGCAGCAGGGGCAGCGGGAAGGATTGAGTGGATTCCGGAAAAAACATATTGTGTAAAAAATACAACGTCAGATAGTCCAATTTATACAATATACAGGGCGCAACCCACAACGCCGCCAGAACCGGAACGGGAGTTCATAGGTACATACACATTGACCGCTTATTGTGGATGTTGTCAATGTTGCGGTAAGAGTGACGGGATCACGTCAACAGGAACCCACGCCGAACAAGGCCGGACGGTGGCCGTTGATCCGTCGGTTATCCCATACGGTACAAGATTATTGATAGACGATAATTATTACATTGCGGAGGATTGCGGCGGGGCTATACAAGGGAACCGCATTGACGTGTATTTCAATGACCATCAACAAGCATTAAATTACGGCGTACAGACTATAGACGTGTACGCATGGAGGTGAAAGCATGGTTACTGTAAGTTTGAGAGATGATAATTTAATTGAGAATGTCAAGTCAATAAGATACCTTCAAACTCAATCCGGTATGAAAGATGATGAAATTCAAAGGTTGTATGATAATCAAATTAAAAAAGAGGTTAAAGAGCATGGGACAGGAGAAAGCGTTTGAGAACAAAATAAAAAAGTATATTGAGGTTATGGGAGGTTGGCAAGTCAAGTTTTTTGCAAATAGTCACACACGAGCAGGAATCCCGGACCTTTTAACTTGTATCAATGGTTATTTTGTGGCGATTGAAGTTAAAGCACAAAATGGTAGACCTTCGGAGCTGCAAAAGTATCATTGCGATCAGATACGAAAAGCGGGCGGGTTTGCGTTTATAGTATATCCGTCTGGATGGGATCAATTGAAGAAGTTTATTGATGAATTATCAATTGACTACATAAGAGCTAGTTATTTGAATTTACCATTAATTTTAAAATGAGGAGGATAGTTACTTGGAAGAAAAGAAAATTGAAATTACTAGGGATCAATTAACTGATGCAATGAGGTATTTATTTCTTAAGGGTGAATTAAAAAAACTAACACAAGCCAATCCTACAATTTTTCTATTAATGCCGATAATTGCAATTGAGCTTTGGAAAATATTAAGCGGAAACAAGGAGGTTAAAGACAATGGCAAAGAAGAGCAACAACCCGGCTGATATTATCCGGGACCGGCTACAATCCACAAAGCGTGAGGGTATCAATGATTTATTGGATTATATGACCGAAATAGGATTCTTAACAAGCCCGGCGAGTACACAGTATCACGGCGCATATGAGGGAGCGCTTGCAGAACATAGTTTAAACGTACTTGAATACGCCGAAAAGTTAGGTGTGGCATGGTTAGGCGGGGCTGAATATAACAAGATACAAGATAGCGTGATTATATGTGCTATACTTCACGATTTGGGTAAGTGTGGACAGTTCGGCAAGCCGCTTTATGTTGAAAACATATTAAAGGGCGGTGAACGTTCAGCTAAGAAGCCATATGAAACAAATAAAGACTTGCGAACATTACCGCATGAAATTGTAAGTGTTATCGAAGCCACAAAGTTTATTGACTTGACCGAAGAAGAACAACAGGCCATAGCTTGGCATAATGGGCTTTATGGTTGCTTCAAGTATGATATACAGGGCAAAGAGTTCCCGCTTTATATGATCTTGCATTTTGCGGACATGTGGGCGTCGCGAGTTGTAGAACCTAAAGAGAAAGAGGGCGCAGATGATGAGTAACGGCGTTATTATCACGGCTATTATATGCGTGACTTTAATAATTATAACTTTAATAAATGGAGGTAAAAAATAAATGGGATTATTAGTTTATATATTGGGAAGATCCGGGACAGGCAAAAGTTTTTCAATGAGGAATTTTGACAAGAAAGAATTAGGCGTTATCAACGTGCAGGGCAAAATATTACCGTTTAAGGGCGCCGGCGCGTTTGATATTACAAGCACAGACGACAGCGGTGATATTGTGAAAGAGATCAAGAAGATGGCCAAAAGCTATAAATCAATAGTTGTTGACGACTTTCAATATGTAATGGCGAATGAGTTTATGAGACGTGCGACAGAAAGAGGATATGACAAGTTTACCGAGATTGCGCGTCACGCTTGGGATATAGCGGATTGTGTTCGTGAGCTGTCAAAGGATGTAATTGTATACGTATTATGCCATACAGACGTTGATCAAGACGGAGTGGAAAAGTTAAAGACAATCGGTAAAATGCTTGATGAAAAGATTGTGTTAGAGGGCATGAGTACCATTGTATTAAAAACAGCAGTAAGCGACGGACAGTATATGTTTTTAACCCAAAATAACGGCCACGATACAGTTAAAAGCCCGGCGGGTATGTTTCCATCATATGCCATTGACAACGATTTGAAATATGTTGATGAAAAGATCCGTAATTATTACGAGCTTGGGGATTTCTTAACGGACGAAGAGTTAAAAGATATTGACGAAGCGGTGAAACATGAGGATATACCAATCAAGGAAGAGAAGAAGAGTAGAAGGAGAAAAAAGGATGAAGAAAAAGAAGAGCCTAGCGAAACATCTAAGGAAGAAACAGAAGAAGAGAAGCCAAAGCGTAGAAGCAGAAAAGCTGCTGCCGAAGAGGTAAGAAAAGAAAACGGCCGCAAGATTGCAGAAGCTAATACAACAGAGGATGGCACGCCTATACCTTTTGATGAAGCCGAAGAGCCTAAAACTGAAGAGTTACCAAAACGTAAACGTAGAGATAAGGCAGAAATTGAAGATAGTGACACAGAGACCGGAGCCGTAACAGGTGAAACGCCTAGACGTAGACGCAGAAGAGTGTAGGAGGTGTCGAATTATGAGGACTACGGCAACGCCACTAATGTCAAGTGGTCTGATGCAAACGGCGGTTAATATGCCGGATAAGGAAACGCCGGAGAAGACGGAACGTAATGAGCAAATAGAACAGCTTAAACTAATCAATAAGAATTTATCAATGATTAATAAAGAGCTGCATAACATCAATAAAAATTTATCTAGGATGTAAAAGAGCGTATGAAGTATGAAAGATTTATTAAGAATGTAGTGCCGCATGGTACGGTAATAACTGTCAACAAAGAAAAGTATTTAACAGACGGTGAAATGTATGTAAAGCTGCCTAAGTGGTGCGGCAGTGTTGGAGTTGAGAGCAAAGATAATTCTTTGCTTGCTGCAATATTGAATGATGCAGAATGGAGCGAAGAACAAGCATATTTAACAAAAGCAATTTTGAAAAATCCGGACGACAAGGGAAAAGATATTATTAGGGTGTTTAGTGATAGTGTCGGCTCAATCTACATTAAAAATGATCAATATGGACTTATTGAGAAAAATGACATGTGCATTATCGCAGAACTTACAGAGTATGGCGACGCTACAGAAGATATAACAGCGTTGCTTGTTGGTAAACAGTCCGATATAGACAACTTTGAACCGGACGCGATTATATTACATACGGAGGTATAAGAATCATGGGAAAATGGAGCGAATTTAACAAAAAGGTTGATCTTGACAGCCTTGCAAAAGAAGCAGATGAGATCGTGAAGAACGGGGGAACCGGTGATTATCCGGAGTTAGAAGCCGGAACCTATATGGCCAACATTGAAAAGATGGAGGTCAAAGAAACAAAAGACGGACGGCCTATGTTGTCGGCAATGTTCAGGATTATCGAGGGCGAACATAAAAAGCAATGTATGTTCATGAACCGGGTATTATTTGGTACAAAGAACGATCCGAACATGATAGCTTCGGCGGTAGGATGGCTTGAAAGTTTGGAGCCGTCGGAGGATATAGATGTTATATTTGAAGATTATGATCAGTTTGCGGATCTTGTACTTGATATTGCTGAAGATGTGAGCGAGCTTACCTATGAGGTTGAGTATGATCCGGACAATTTTAACCCTATTCATATAAGTGATGTATTTGAGGACTAATATATTTTTACCCCGTCTTATACCGGGCGGGGTATTTTTTAAAAATTAGTTTTAAGGGGTTAAGTATGAATATTGATGAATGGGTTGACGTTCCGGGATATGAGGGTATATATCAAGCTAATTATTACGGAGAAGTTAAAAGATTATATAAGACAAAAAGTAAAATCATGACGCCTTATCATAAGCGCATGAAAGGTTCTCAAAGGCTAGTCATTAAATTGACAAAAAACGGAAAAAGTAAAGAAGTTAAATTATTAACGTTAATTGCCAGAACATTTTTAGGTCCTTGCCCTAAAGGGTGCATCCCTATTCATATTAACGGTATGCAATCTGATAATTGCGTTGGAAATATACAATATATGACCAAATCAGACGCAGGCCGATTGACGGGTGGTAATTCCCGCCGTAAACCAGTTGTTAAAATTGATGTAAATGGAAATGAAGTTGATTTTTATAAATCCGCAAGAGAAGCGGCCAGATGTAATTTTATGAGTTACCAAACCATCATTGACAGATGCAATAATAAGACAAAAAGTGTATATGCCCCAGATGGTTATATTTATAAATGGGATAAATAAGGGGTGAGACTTTGATATTTTATGATTTTGAAGTTTTCCGGTACGATTGGATGTGTGTTTTAATAGATCCACAAGAGCCTGAACCATATATTGTTATTAATGATCCGATATTAATGGCGCGAATATACAAGCAATATAAAAATGATATTTGGGTTGGCTATAATTCAAGACATTATGATCAATACATTTTAAAAGCCATTATGTGTAAGTTTGATCCATGGGAAATAAACTACTATATCATTAATAAAGGCTTGCCGGGGTGGCAGTTTAGCAGTGTGTTAAAAAAGATATTTTTGATTAATTATGATGTTGCACCACTCAACAGGAGCTTAAAAGAGCTTGAAGGATTCCAGGGACACAATATACATGAAAGTAGCGTTGATTTTAATATTGGCAGGCCACTCACACAAGCCGAAATTACAGAAACAGTTGAATATTGTTTGGACGACGTACAAGAAACAATGAACGTATTCGCGGAGAATATAGACGACTTCAAAGCGTTGTTATGGCTTGTTAAAGAATACAATTTCCCACTGTCATATATGAGTAAGACAAAGGCGCAAATTGTATCAGAAATACTTGAATGTGAGTATGTGGAGCGTCATGACGAATGGGATATTGAGCCGTTACCATGCATAAAACTTAACAAGTACAAAGAAGCTGCCGAGTGGTTCACCAACAACCTTAACCACAATTATAAAAAATCATTCACACTTGAAGTAGCGGGCATTAAGCACGACTTTGGATGGGGTGGTATTCATGGCGCAAAATCGAAATATCATTACAAATGCGATAAAAACCATTTAATGATACACATTGACGTTGAGAGCTATTACCCGCGGTTTATGATTTTCCACAATCTGTTAACCAGGAACGCCAAAAAGCCGGAGCGATTCAAAATGATATTTGATAGACGCATGGAGCTGAAGCACGCAGGCAAAAAGAAAGAGCAGGCACCGTTTAAAATCGTTATAAACGGAGCTTACGGAATAGAAAAGGACTCAACTAACAAGAGCTATGATCCCCGCAATGCTAACTTAATATGCGTCAACGGGCAGTTAATGCTTGTTGATTTAATCGAAAAATTAGAGGTTATACCGTCGTTTGAGCTTATACAGAGTAACACAGACGGTCTTATTATTAAGATACACAAGAAAGACTTTGAAGCGCTTGACGATATATGCGCAGAATGGGAGAGTCGCTGTAATATGGTTTTAGGGTTTGATTATATCCGGGAGATATGGCAGAAAGACGTTAACAATTATATCTTTGTTGATTACGAAGGAAAAGCAGAGCGCAAGGGCGCTTATGTAAAAGAGCTTAACAGCATGGATAATGATTTGCCAATAATTAATAAAGCGCTTGTTGATAAAATGCTGCATAATATACCGGTGGAAAAGACTATTAATGATTGTGATGATTTAATTATGTTTCAGAAGATTTGCAAGTTGACCAGTAAATTTGACCACGTAGAACATCAACGCAACGAGTATAACGGGTACGGCCAGTTGTACCGCTATAACAATAAGTGTTATCGAATTTATGCGAGCAAAGACCGTAAAGACGGCGCAGTGTATAAGATTAAAGGTATTAAAATGCAGAAGTTCGCTAACACAAGCGAGCGATCGTTTATTGAAAATGGTGACGTGACCGGCGTCAAAGTTCCGGCCAAATTAGACAAGCAATGGTATATCAACCTTGCGAATGAACGCCTAGAGCAATATGGCGTTAGTGATCAATTAAGTTTTATCCATTGAGGTGTACGAGAATGAATTTATTTAAAGGATTTGTACCTACAAAAAATAAAAAGTGCATGATGAGCTTTAAAAATGCAGACCCCGGCGACTTGTTAACCCTGGAAGAAGTTCAAGACTTGCCGGAGTATGCCGGTATATTGTCGGATGATACAATTTTGATTGATATTGACGACAAAAAACAATCTGACATATTGTTAAAAATTGTTGAAGATAAAGAGCTAATATGTCGAGTGTATCAGACCACCAAAGGCAAGCACTTTTTGTTTAAAAATACAACGGCTGCGGGTGACGTATTACAAGAGACATGTAAGACCAAATGCAGCCTTGTGTGTGGGCTTGTAAAGATAGATATAAAAGTCGGAGTACGTAACAGTTACAGTATCTTAAAATTCAATAAAAAAGAGCGTGAAATAATATACGACAAGTTTGATGATGAAGAATATCAAGAGTTGCCTAAATGGTTATTGCCTATTAGAAGCAGCCTTGATTTTATACACATGGGTGCCGGTGATGGCCGCAATCAATCACTATTCAATTATATATTGACACTGCAAAGTAATGATTTCAGTGTGGATGATTGCCGCGAGTGTATCAAAGTAATTAATGATTATATTTTACCGGATCCCCTGGATGCCGGGGAGATAGAAACAATATTACGTGATGAAGCATTTCAAAAACCCGTATTTTTCGGCAAGGGTGGCAAGTTCTTATTTGATAAGTTTGCAATGTATGTCAAAAATACTCATCATGTTATACGAATAAACGGCCAATTACACATATATAAAGACGGCGTTTATGTTCACGGCTTGCGGGGGATAGAAAGCGAAATGATCAAACATATACCAGGACTAAACAGAGCGAAGCGCGCCGAGGTTTTAACTTATCTTGATTTGTTAGTGGGAGATAATACACCTACGAGTGACGCTAAATATATTTGTTTCAAAAACGGCATACTTGATATTGAAACAGATCAATTCATGGACTTTGATCCGTCGTATGTTATCACCAACAAAATAGATTTTAATTATAATCCCGCTGCATACAACGAGATTACAGACAAGACTCTTGACAAGTTGGCGTGCAATGATCCAAACATCCGGGTGTTGTTGGAAGAGGTGGCCGGTTATGTTTTATTCAGACGTAACGAACTAAGAAAAGCCTTTATTTTGATAGGTGATAAGGCTAACGGAAAAAGTACATATTTAGATATGATCAAGACTATGTTAGGCGACAGAAATACTACAGCGCTAGACCTTAAGGAGTTAGGGGACCGATTCAAAACGGCCGAATTATTCAACAAATTAGCTTGTATCGGTGATGATATAGGGGATGAATTTATCCCAAATCCGGCAGTATTTAAGAAGCTTGTTTCCGGCGATCGCTTGACGGTCGAAACAAAGGGTTTAAATCCTTTTGATTTTAACAGTTACGCTAAAATGTTATTTTCGGCAAACAACATCCCACGTATTAAGGATAAAAGCGGTGCGGTTATATCGAGACTTGTAATAATACCTTTTAATGCTACATTTACGGCCGACGATCCGGACTATGATCCATATATCAAGTATAAGTTGCGGCAACCGGAAAGCATAGAATACCTTATACAATTAGGTATAGCAGGGCTTAAAAGGGTACTTGCAGACAGGAAATTCACAGTAAGCGCTAAAGTGCAAAAAGAGCTTGAAGAGTACGAAGAGACAAATAACCCTATTCTTTTATTTTTTAAGGAAGATCCAAAGATTGAGAACGAGCCGACAAGTCACGTATATAAAAAGTATAGTGAATTTTGTATTGCGAATAGCTTCACGCCAATGTCTAATATTGAATTCAGTCGACAGGTTAAGAAGCGTTACAACTTTGATATTATTACCAAAAGTATCAAAAGCAAAAAATACAGAATATTCATTAAAAAGGACGGTGATTAATTTATGCAAATGGTAAAAACTTCAATACAGAGTATCAACACCAACAAAGTGCATGAATTTAATTTAATCGTAGAATTTGACGAAGATTGTACAACAACGAAAGCAATAGAATACGTACAAGACGCGTTATGTTATTACGACAATCGACAAGAAGAGAAGAATATAGGAGGCGTT